GGTACGACCCGCGTGCCAAAATTAGTGATATATCATTTACCGCCACACATAATGGGGCGTTGATTCCGAAAGTGATGGTGACTATATGAGATTATCTGATTTACCTAATGTTGAATTCTTTAACACAGATAAAGAACACGTTCAACAAAAGGTATTTGATATTTACACAACAATAACAGGGCGAACCTTGGGAGAGGGCGACCCTGTTACTTTATTTTTAAATGTAATTTCGGAAATTATTATCCGATTATTAAACGATGCCAATTATGCAGCGAAACAAAATCTGTTAGCATATGCAGAAGGTGATAATTTAGATCACGTTGGAGCTGTTCCTGCTGCCGTTGAGCGATTGCGGGCAACAAAAGCAACTACGACTATCCAAGCTACCTTGTCAGCAGTGCGTACGAACTCTGTTATTATTCCAAAAGGTACAAAAATATCCACAGCAGGTGGCGAATATTTTGTTACTGTTGAGAATTTGGTAATTCTACCAGGTCAACTCAATGGGTCCGTAAAAGCAGAAGCACAACGTACAGGCGCACAAGGTAATGGGTTTAAACCAGGTGAAATAAGTACAATTATTGACCCTATAGCATTTGTGGATACGATGAGTAACACCACATTGTCTGAAGGTGGCTCTGATACAGAGGATGACGAAGCCTATCGTGAACGTATTCATGAGGCTCCTGAATCATTCTCCGTGGCAGGCCCTGAAGGTGCCTATGAGTATTTTACAAAATCTGCATCACACCTCGTGGCCGATGTAGGTGTATACTCTCCGCATCCTGGGGAAGTTAATATCTATCCATTACTATCTGGCGGTGGTATTCCGGGGCAAGAATTACTTAAGACTATTACGGAGTATTTGTCTGATAAGAAACGTAGACCGTTAACAGATAAGCTAACTGTATTAGCCCCTACTACTACGCAATATAACATCGATGCTAAGTACTACATTGAAAAAGGTGCCGATGCCACAGTGGTAAAAGCTAAGGCAGATAAAGCCGTCAATGACTATGTAATTTGGCAAAAATCTAAATTAGGCCGTGATATAGTGCCTAGTCGATTGGTGCAAATGCTCATGGATGTATCTGGAATTAAACGCGTTGAAGTGACTGCCCCTGTATTTACTCCGATTGCAGAACAAAGCGGTGTGGCAGTAGCCAATACAATCGCCGTAGTGCTTGCAGGAAGTGAGGAAGAATGATACGTGATAGTAAGTATACCAGTTCAGAACATCTTCCCTCCTCAATCGATAAGGAGCCAATTAAAGCCCTTGCTAAAACGTGGGATGATGCGTTAGCCGAATTCATGAATACGAATACATTGCTATTGTGGTCATCCGTTGATACTGAATCAGAGAGTGTAATTGATCATTTAGCATATCAATTACACGTGGATGATTATGACAGTGGGTTACCGATAGAGACTAAACGCGAAATGGTGAAGAATTCAATTGATATTCACCGCCATAAAGGCACGCCATATGCTGTTGAAAAAGCCGTACAGACTATATATTCAGATTCGAAAATAGCAGAATGGTTCGATTATGGAGGTAAGCCTTATTATTTTAAGGTTACGCTCATTACAGCGCCATTAACCGGCAAATCGGATATTGTTAAGCTTATACGCGCTATTAATGCCGCCAAGAATGTACGGTCCTGGTTAGATGGTATTGAATTCATTCGACGAATTAATTTCAATAAGTATTTCGCTGGGTGGTGCGGTGTGTCTAAGAAAGTGAATATCAAGTGTGATTTTACGAATGCATGGCGCATTAATTTGAATACCCATGTAACGTCTTACACAGTTGAATCAAAGAAAACGAAGATTAATGTAGCGCTAGATAATAGCGTTAGATAGGAGGAATATATGGCAGAATGGTCAAATGCAACCATGACTGATGTTGGTGCTGCTTTGCAAGCAAAGGTAAATGCGGGCAAGACTAAACTGACATTCACGAAAATCAAAGTCGGTAGTGGTGTTAATGCAACGAATCCATTGGCATTAACTGATGTAATCTCCTCTAAATGGGAGACTACTAATTTTGTAGTTAAGCTAGAAGGTAAAATTGTAAGCGTTGATACAGTTATAACTAATACTGGCATACATGAAGCTTTTCGAATGTCTGAAATTGGGTTATTTGCACAAGATCCTGATAAGGGCGAAATATTGTATGCATACCTTACGGACCCTGAACCGGACAGAATGCCGGCAGAAAGTGGCTCAGTAGTTGTATCTCAAGAATTAACCATCGGAATGGTATTTAGTAATACAGGGAATGTATCGCTAACTGTTAATATAGGTGCGTTGATAACACGTGAGCAGTTAACAGA